AGATTAGATGGTGCACCAACTGCACCCGGCATGCCAGCAACACCATCAGGCGCACCACAACGCACGATAGGTCAGACACCTGCTGACAAAGCATTAGCAACTGCAAAAGCACAGACTGAAGAGATGCGCAAGCAGAATCTGGCTGCATTAGAATATGAAAGAATAGTCAATGGCACTATTGGCGTAAGTCAAGAGATTGCCGATGCTACAAAAATCGATGCGCAATTGCAACAAGATCGTGCTAAGTCTCTGGCTTCATATGAGAAACAGATTGCCACATTGAAGGCAGATACAAGCAAAAACAATCAAGCACAGATAGCAGAGTTACAAACACAACAACAATTAGCCGATAAGCAATTAGTTGCTATGGCTGCACTTAAGAAAGAAGCAATCGATAGAAACTTTGCTGAAAGACAAACAGCAGTTGATCTACAGAAACAATTGGGCTTGATACAGCAACAGAGCCAGCAAAACACTGCTAACATGCAAGCAGAGCAAATGCGTAAAGTCATTGCTGGCGAGATCACACAATCAGAAGCCAATAATGTTATCGCATTGAATAAAATTCGTGAAGATGGTTTAGCAAAGCAATTACAGTTAGAACAACAAATCGCCGGCGAAAAAGATACGATCAGAAAACAAGAATTACAAAATCAATTGAATGCTACTAAGCAGGCTACAGATTTTGCTATCAGCGAGAAACAACGTGAGATCGATGAGAAGAAAGCATTAGAACAAAGTTATGCCGCAGGCGTTGTGCAAGCAGTCAGTCAGATAGCAGATAGTCTAAAACCATATAAGATGGCACAAGATGCTATCGCACAAACATGGGGCAAGATAGGTAGCGCAGTCGATCAATTCGTAGAGACAGGTAAATTCAAGTTTAGTGATTTTGCACGAAGTGTTATACAAGATTTGGCTAAAATGATATTGAAAGCACAGATATTCAAGGCTATACAAGCGACATTAGGCTTATTTGGTTTCAGCATACCAGGACTCGCTACAGGTGGCCCAGCAAATGCAGGTCAACCATACATCGTTGGTGAGAAGGGTCCTGAATTGTTCGTGCCAAAGAGTGCAGGTACTGTGATACCAAATAATCAACTAAGTGCAAGCACAGAAGCGATGGGCACAGGCAAGGTTAATGCTCCTATCACTAACAATTACATAACTAATAACATAAGCGCGTTAGACGCAAAATCTGTAGCGCAGTTGTTCGCTGAGAATCGCAAGACATTGCTCGGTGTGACTGAGACTGCTCGCAGAGAGATGGCATACGCATAATAGGAAAACATATGGCAGGCTTACAAACAATTATAAACAATGCTAGTGGTATGACGATAGATCGTAGAAAGGTCGTTGGCGTGCAAGTAACACGCAATGAGATACCTCGCACTAGCCTCACACCAACTAAACAGCCATGGCGTTTTGTATTGACTATGCCATCAAGTTTAAAATATTACAACAATCGTGATCTATTAGAAGCATTAGATACGATAGATAGATATACACCACAATATGTGACATTCAGCGATAATAGTTGTTTAAGTTGGATATTTAGATATCAAGGTCAATTGACAACAAATCAATTGAATGGACTTACTGTGCAAAGTTTCGTAGGCAATCAATTAGTATTGAGTGGTCTACCCACAGTACCTAGCACTAGAGTTATATTTGAGCCAAACGATTTGATACAGATAGGCAATAATAAATATCCATTCACTAGCACTACACAAGTGACTAGAGGTAGTGCAGGTACAGTCACAGTTACTACAAATAGACCAAATATCATAACAAGTTCAGTAGTAGGCGCAGGATTGACTGTGGGTAATAGTTGTGAATTTTACATGTTCTGTCCAAACATGCCAACATATAAGTTGATACCAGGTGGCTATGCTAGAAATAATGGAACAACATTGAACAATGCATTGATAGAATTCAATGATGATTTCACTCTTTATGAGTGGGTAGGAACAGCATAATGCAATCGATACCTCAAGTAAGTAACAATGCTACGCAGATCAATAGCGCAGAGTTCGTGAAACTCACGATATTCAATGAATATCCGCCAACAGTCGCGGCTAATATCGCTGCCAACACTACTTACATCATACAGACATCAGGTAACACAAACTGGACTGCGATTGGTGCAAATAGCAATGCAGTAGGTACATACTTTACTGCAAATAGTGCAGGTACAGGTAATGGTACTGCTAGCAATGTCACAGTCATAACAGCAAGCACAAGTTATAAAAATGAAGTCATAGCAGGTAATACATATAGTGCATTGCAAGGACTATTACAAGTTGGTACGCAGGCTAGAAACATTCGTGTAGCACAGGGTGATACTACCATAGCACTCAGTGGTATCGATGGTAATAATATCTTTACTGTGCTTGCTACAAAGATCAGAGGTAGTGAATTAGAGATATATCGTGGATTCTATGATAATAACATGGTAATAGAAAGTCCCGTATATCAACGCTTTCGTGGCATCGTTACTACATATGCTGTCACAGAAGATCGTGAAGGTCAAGATGATAATTTCACAGTCAGCATAAACGCAAGTCCATATAAGACTGTGTTAGAAAATAGAATTGCAGGAAGAAAGACAAACAAGGAAAGTTGGCAGTTCTTTAATAGCACAGACACTAGCATGAACAATGTTTATAGCATAAGTGGCGTGCAGTTTGACTTTGGACGAGATCCAAAAGGCAAAGTCACAGTACCAGGACGCGGAGGCATACCAGGTGGTCCTGGTGGTGGCAACGATCAAATGCAAGAGAATTAAACAAATGAACATACGATTAGCAAATAAACATGATCTACCATATTTCATACATATGGTGCGTAAGATACATCAATTAGGTGATATAGGTACCTTCGAAGTAGAATTAGATGATCAATACCTAAACAGTATGTTTGTTACTGCCATTAATGGTGGTGGTTTAGTATTGATCGCAGAAAGCGATGAGCCTATAGGTATATTGATGGCATTGATATCACCAAATATTTGGAGTGATAAGACATTATTGATGAATGAACTATTATGGTATGTCGATGAAGAATATAGAAATACCAGAGCAGGTTATATGTTATTGAAATCATACCAAGAATATTGCGAGACATTGAAAAAACAAAAGCGTATACACTTTTATACGATCAGCACAGCCAAATCAATGTTTGACATAGAGTTCACTAGATTTGGTTTTGATAAGATAGCAGAGAGTTGGATAAACACAGAGGAATGATATGGCACCAGTAGTAGCATTTGTCGCAGCCGCAGTAGCAAAAGTCACAGTAGCCGCTGTAGTCAAATTCGTAGTCACCACCGCATTTAGTATTGGCGTCAGTAGATTATTGGCTAAAAGAGCCATAGCAAAGGCACAAGCAGGTGGTGATGGTGGTGGTCGCGTACAATTACCGCCAGCAACAGATAACAAGATACCTGTAGTATATGGTAGCGCATTCACAGGTGGACCAATCATTGATGCGTATCTGACACCAGATCAAAAGACCATGTACTATGTTGTAGCGTTATCAGAAGTAACTGATAATGGTACTATCAGTTATGGTGATATCTATTATGATGGTAAATTAGTACAGTTTGGTAGTGATGGATCAGGTGGCACTACAAAAGTCACAGCATTGATCAATAATAATGTCAGCCCAACGCAGACTGATACGAGAGTTAATGGATTCTTGAACATATATCTTTACAAGAACGGTAGCACAGGTGCTACTAGCGGTACGAACACTACACAAAACGCATATGATGTGTTTCCTGGTTGGGGCACTAGCACATATGCAATGACTGATTGCGCATTTGCAATAATCAAAGTAGTTTATAGCACAGATGCAGGTACTACAGGACTAGGCTCACTAACTGCACAAGTCAAGAATACTGAAAATGGACAAACTGCGGCTAGCGGTATCTATAGACCAGGCACTGCATTAAAAGATTACATGATGAACACACGCTATGGTTGTGCTATACCATTAGCGCAGATCGATACTGCAAGTTTAGATGATGTCAATACATATAGCGATCAAACTATCACAGTAACAGGGGGTCCAAGCCCTACACAAGCAAGATATCGCATCAATGGGCCACTAGATACAGCACAAAATTGCTTGACCAATCTACAATATCTTGTAGACACTTGCGATAGTTGGTTGCAATATAGTGAGTTACAAGGCAAATGGAAAGTAGTGCTTAACAAAGCATATACTCAGACGCCAAATGCACAGACATTAAATGATCTATTCTTGGTAAACAGTAGCAATCTTGTTGGTGGTATAGAGATAAGCCCTATCGATCTCAATGAAACATATAATCAAACAGAAGTCGCATATCCAAATTTAAATGTGAAAGATCAGACTGATTATCAGATCATCAATCTATTTGATACTAATCCATCGTTGTTGTCACAAAATGAAGCAGTCAATAGATTAAACATCACATTGCCATTGGTAAACAATGCAGTACAAGCAAAATATTTGGCAGCAAGACGCATATATCAAAGCCGTGAGGATCTTGTCGTTAGTTTCCGTACTGATTATTCAGGCATACAAGTAGAAGCAGGCGATGTGGTTCGCATAACACATGAGACATATGGTTGGACAGATAAACTCTTCCGTGTCAGCGAAGTCATAGAAGAAAAAGATATGAATGGTAACTTGTTTGCAAGTTTCCGTGCATTCGAATACAATGCTACAGTTTATGTCGATGATCCTGTAGCCGATTTTATACCCGCATTCAATACAGGATTGAAAGATCCTAATATCATAAGTGCGCCATGTGATCCAGTCATCACTAATTTCACAGACACACAAGGATTGATCACAGGTTTCGAAGTCGAGAGTTGCGTACCAGAAGAAGGTCTTGTATTGTACATGGATTTCAACTATGGTAATAATAGCAATGTATTGACGCATTTGTTATATCGTACATTACAACAGAGCAATGGTACTCCATTCACTAATAGTCCTGATATCGCTAATGGTAATGTCACAAGTGTAATCGTAGATGTCAATGACTTACCCGCAGGTAATCTATATTGGAGCGTGACTGCTAGAAATAACACAGCAGGTAAGCGCAGTGGTGCAAGCAATGTGTTCCCGTGGGGCGGTGCTAACATACAACCTTATAATAGCAATACAGGTAATGGTGGTCTTCCTGGCAATGTCTATAGACCAAATAGTATCCCTGCAAATGCTATCGCAGGAAGCGTTGGCGTTACAGTACAAGAAGAAGGGATCAATGTCATCACCAATGGTCAGACATTGAACTTCAGGGGTATTGGTTTCGATATTACTGCCGCAAATAGTACAAGAGCAAATATTGCCTTAGATGGTAATCTAACTATATCACAAAGAATAAGTGGTAATAATTTCAGCATCAATGAAGGAAATCCTCAAGCAAATCTAGCACCTGTATTATTACCAGTCGATGCTACTGCAAATAGCACACGAAATGTCCCCATATATTTTATTGGTGTAGATCCTGGCGCTAACAACATTTATCCATATTATCAAGGTACGGCACGAGATACGGCTGGTAGTAATGGTAACAATTATTATCAAGCAAATAGTACTGGCGCCTGGACTCCTTCTACGGCAGCCATATTGACTGCAGGAGATGGTGAAGATAATTGGTATGCAGTTTGCACCGATAGTTTTGCTAATGGCAGTTTAGTCAATAATCAAGCATATTTTATTAATGCTGGATTTACTGCTGTGACTGATACACCAGGAACAATATTGCAAATTGTACAAGGTTTTAAAACTGGCAATAATGCATTTTATTTTAGTGATACCAATAGAATGGACACACTAGAGATGCTATCTGATACTACACAATTTAGTTGGGAAAGATTGCAGACAGAAATCTTTAGTAATGCTTCCTCAATTACAGGTGGAGCAGTTTTAGTAAGATGTATAACTGATAGTGCTAATGTCATTATAACATCGGGAAGTATTGTATCTTCAAAAGGACAAACACCTTTCGTATAAGAAATAATAAATAATATATAGGAATCAAGAATATGAGTCTACTATTAAACGGCGCAAAAACGATGACTTTCGCAGGCACGGAGATGCAATGCCTCGAAATCTACACAGGGGAAGCATATACTTTCCCATTAACATTTACAGATACTAATGGCAATGCTGTCAACTGCAATGGTTGGACATTGAGTGCTGCCGCTAAGTTCTATACTGTAGATGATATCACATATGGTGCAGGCACCGCTACTGATACAGTTGTGTTAGGTAACATCAATGTAAACAACACACAGCCCAATGCTAACGCATATACCTTAGTCACAGCATTCACCAATGCTAACGCGGGTACGGGCTATCTATATGTTGGTAACAACATCACTGGTACTGCTAACGTAGGCATACCTAATGTTGCATTAGCCAATAATGCAGCCAACAGCACACTAGTAATCGTCACATTGAATGTCAGCAGAACTAGCAATAGCAACGTCAGTTTGACAGATATAAACAGAGAACCATTAGGCTTTGTAGTAAGGTATCAATAACATGGCTGAGATCAACGCCAATTTCGTAGTTCAACCGTTTGGTATCACTATCACTCCTGATGCGCCGGGCCTTAGTGTTACTGCGACTCCAACAAGCATAGGCGTATACAGTAGCGGACCTCCTGGTGCAGTAGGGGCGACAGGACCCACTGGCGCTACAGGACCAAGTGGTGGACCGACTGGTGCGACTGGTGCTACCGGCGCGACAGGGCAATTAGCAGCCACAGGTGCAAATCAACAGATATTGTACAACAATAGTGGCAACGTTGGTGGCAACGCAAATTTACTTTGGGATAATACCAATAGCAATCTAACAGTCAGTGGTAATGTTACTGTAACAACCAATATTTCAGCAGGTAATGTCTATGCTAATTCTGGTACTATTCGTGGTACTAATTTAGTAGGTATCACAGGTGGTATTAGTGGAAATTTCGTAGCCGGTAACGCAAATCTTGGTAATGCTGCCAGAGCAAATTTCTTTATTGGTAATGGTAGTTTGTTGACTGGTCTTGATGCAAGTCAAATCAGTAATGGCAATAGCAATATTCGTATACCTGCGGCAAATGGTAATGTTAATATTAGTGTGAGTGGTAATAGCAATGTTGTAGTTGTAACAGGTAATACCATGAATGTCAATGGTCAAGTACAAGCAACACAATTCGTAAGCAATGTGATTGGTAACACGCCACCTTTCATCGTATCTGCTACTGGTTTAGTCAGTAATTTAAATTGTGATGCCTTGCAAGGCTATTTCCCAAGTTTTGTTGCTAACGCACCTACAACAGTTGTTTTGCGTGATTCGGCAGGAGAGATACGAGTACTCACAGCAAACGCTAATCTTGTATTGGCAAATTTCATTACTGGTACATTGACTACTAATGCACAACCTAACATAACCAGTGTTGGCACTTTATCAAATCTTACTGTTTCAGGTAATATCTTAGCCAATAGTTTACGTAATGGTAATGCTGGATTTGTGATCACAGGCACAAATGCTAACAGCGAGATATATGGTGGTGCTGGCAGTACACCTAAGATGATTGTTGCAGATAATAAAATTTTACTAAACACCATATTAGAAGCAAATTTTATATATGCTGACAATGTGTTTAGTAACACAGGTGGCATCTATGCAAATACTGGTACTATAAAAGGCAATATCATAGAAGGCAACATCGCTAATATTAGTGGTAACATTAGTGTAAACAACGCCAACATCACTTCAAACATTAATGCCAATAGTGCAAACTTTACAGCAAATGTATCTGCAAATTATTTTATTGGTAATGGTGCATTGCTTACTGGTATCGATACTACTTTAATATCGAATGGTAATGCTAATGTAAGAACATTTGCCAATGCTAATGTTACTATAAGTGCTGAAGGTAATGCTAATGTCGTCACAGTCACCGGTGGATATCTATCTGCTAATGCAGTAAGAACAGATAATTTACAATATGCTAATGGTGTATCATATGATTTACAACCAACAGGCGGAAGTAATACAAATATTCAATTTAATGATGATGGTAATTTTGATGGTAGCAACTCATTTACTTTCAATAAAACTAGTAATACTGTAAGTATAACAGGAATATTAGATACAGCAAATGCTAGTGATGTGAATTTAGGTACTGTTGCAAATATCAGCATCACCGGTGGTACTAATGGATATGTATTACAAACGGATGGCGCTGGTAATTTAACTTGGGTAGCACAAACAGGTAATGCCGGCAATGGTAGCGTTGGTGGTAGCAATACTCAAATACAATATAATAATGGTGGTGCATTTGGTGGTATTTCTGGTGTTACTTTTAATAACACTACAAATGCGTTTTCTATAACAACACCGATCAATACTACTAATAAAATTATACTTGCCAATAATTCAATAAGCAATGCAAATAATAGTATTAGTATTGGGCGTAATGTCAATTTATATAGTCAATCAAATAATTTTATTGCGATCGGCGCTAATATATCGACCAATGTCAGTTATCCTGCTTCAAATGCCATAGTCGTAGGTGGCTTTGCTAGTGCTATAACTAATAATGCTATCATCTTGAATGCGACAGGTAATACTATTTCTACTGCGGTCAGTACATTATATGTGAAGCCAATAGCACAATCAGGTAGTCCTCAAGAAAATTTATTAAGTTATAATCCAATAGATGGAAGTATTTTATATGCAAATACTATACTAACTCCAAATGTTGCATTTGCAAACTTACCTAATGTAACTATTTCTGGTACTAGATTATTTGTAAATGATGCTAATACTACAACATTCTATGCTGTAGTAGGAGGTGGCGGTAGCAATTATGTACCAGTATTCAGCGATGGTACTAATTGGAGAGTTGGTTAATATAAATAAGATATAACACGCAACATTGCGAGGTAGTGATGTTGCGTCAATAATGCGAGGAAGCAGAGATGGCAAAATTCAGTCAAAACACGCTCAATCAAGTCGGTGGATTTGATGGGCAAGTACTAGCACAAGAACTAGTATACAATCAAAAAGATTTCTGGAATCTAGTATGGAGTAACATCACAAGTTACCCAAGTGGTTGGCAGACAGGCACTACACCAATCAACTTAACAGGTGCAACGATTGATGCGACAATCATTCGCAGAGCCATCACAAACTTCCGTGATAGTCGTAGTGGATATGACTTCACTATATCAGACTATCCATTAGTCAGTCAGATCACAACGATCACACAAACAACTACAGGTACAAACATATTGACTTGTAGTTCAACAGCAGAACTATTCATTGGTATGCCTGTACAATTTAAAGGTACAGTATTCGGTGGTGTAGCAATCAATACGACATACTATGTCAAAGAAGTGATTGACGCAACAAGTTTCACAATATCAGCAAGTCGTGGTGCAAGCCCAACATACACACCAGGTGCAGTATTTGCACTAAGCACAGCAAGTGGCACTATGACGATGAATCGCATAGAAGCACTTCCAATCAGTCTATCAATCACTAATCGTGTGAACGCAACAGGCAGTTTCACATTAGTCATCGATGAAGAAACATGGGCAACTATAGGTCGTGATAGTTTGCAAGTCACATACTCAGGACTTCCTGGTGACCCCGATCTTGGCATCAATGCTACAGATCCAGCATGTTTCACAGGTAGAATCAAGATCAGTTTTCCCGCGAGTGGCACTACCCCTGCATATGATGAGAGCATATTCTTGTTATTCTTGGTAGCGTCAGACGGCGTATATAATTAAGG